ATCTTAAGGGAATTTAGATGTCTGATCCTGCAAAGACGATAGATCAGAATATTCTGCCTGTTCAGGCGTTATTCAATCTAGACAATACGTTTAATACGTTTATTGGGCAGGGTCAGCCATTCTATGCAACACTTAATCCTGTTCAATCAGGATTAACAATTACAAATAGCACGATTGATAGCACGACTATTGGTGCTACTACACCTTCAACAGGTGTGTTTACTAATATATCGACCACAACAGGTCAAATATCTACTACTCCATCTAGCAATACCGACATAGCTAATAAATTCTATGTTGATACTGTAGCGCAAGGTTTAGGCCCTAAAGCTGCTTGTCAAGTAGCAACAACAGCCAATATTACGCTTTCAGGCATACAAACTATTGATGGTTATACAATTTCCGCAGGCGATAGAGTTTTAGTTAAAAATCAAGCAACTTCTGCGAACAACGGCATTTATATAGCATCTTCAGGAACTTGGTCACGTTCTACAGACATGGATGTATGGTCAGAAGTGCCAGGTGCTTATACCGTTATTCTTAATGGTTCAGCAAATATTGACACAGCTTGGGTTTGCACCGCTTCAACCACAGGCACAATTGGCACAACACCAATGCCTTGGGTGCAATTTGCCAATGTAAATACATATACCGCAGGAACTGGCTTAACTTTAGCGTCAAATCAGTTTTCTATTACAAATACAGGCGTTACAGCAGGTTCTTATGGCTCTGCAAGCCAATCTTTAACTGCTATAGTTAATGCACAAGGTCAATTAACTAGTTTATCGGCTCAAAACATAGCTTTAAATGCTAATCAAATTACATCAGGAACAATCGCTTCTAGCCTAATTTCAGGCTCTTATACAGGCATTACAGGCGTTGGCACGCTAACAGCAGGCACATGGAACGCAAATACAATTGGAGTAGCTTATGGCGGCACAGGCGCTACAACTTTTACTGCTGGCTATCTTAAAGCTAGTGGAACATCAGCTTTTTCAACAGTTTCTACCATACCTAATACAGATATTACAGGTTTGGGAACAATGTCAACCCAAAATGCCAATGCTGTGTCTATTACAGGTGGTTCTGCAACGCTTACAACGCTTATTACAAGTGGTTTGACAGGTTATCTATATGGTAATAATGGAAGCGCTGTAACAGCCTCTACAACAATCCCTACAAGTGCGCTTTCAGGTAACTTTGTAAGCACATTTTCTGCTGGCACAACTGGATTTACACCTTCAAGCAATACTGCTGGAATCATTACTTTGGCTGGAACATTAAATGTAGCCAACGGTGGTAGTGGAGTTACTACATCAAGTGGCGCAAATAGTATAGTTTTGCGTGACGCTAACGGAAACATTACAACTAACTGTTTATTTGAAGGTTATGTAACACAAGCAGCAAGTGGCACAACAATTACTTTAACTGCGTCAACAGCGCAAAATTACCAAATTACAGGCTCTGGCGGTCAAACAATTAAATTACCAGACGCTACAACTTTGCCTAATGGCGCAACATTTACATTCAATAACAATCAAACATCAGGCGCAATTACTGTTGTAAATAACTCATCTACTACAATTGCAACGATTCAATCAGGTGGTTATACAACTGTTGTTTTATTAAGTAATACACCTGCAGCTGGTTCATGGGATAAACATGATTCAACGCCTTCTAATGTATCTTGGTCAACTAATACATTTGATTACCCTGGTTCTATTACTTCAGCAACTTGGAATGGCTCAACAATAGCTTACAATCGTGGTGGCACAGGACAATCTTCAGCGTTTGTAGTTGGTGGTGTAGTTTACGGATCAACAACATCTGCTTTAGCAGTTACAGCAGCAGGAACAACTGGTCAATTCTTACAATCTAATGGATCAGGCGCACCTACATGGGCTACTCCTGTAAGTTATGCAACTGTAACTGACGATACTACAACTAATGGCACAAGATACCCATTATTTGCTAATCAAACTTCAGGTAATTTAGCGACTGAATATACAAGCTCTACAAAATTACAATATAACCCATCAACAGGTGTATTTACATCAACTAGCTTTAGTGGTGCAGGAACAGGCCTAACAGGCACAGCGTCTAGCTTATCTATTGGCGGTAATGCAGCAACAGCTACAAGTGCAACAAGTGCCACAACAGCTACAACTGCAACTAATTTAGCAGGTGGCGCTAACGGATCATTGCCTTATCAAACAGGATCAGGCGCTACTACATTCTTGGCTGCAGGTTCAAATACACAAATTTTAACCCTAGCAGGTGGCGTTCCTACATGGGCTAATCCACCTGTAACAGGTATTACAATTACTGACGATACAACAACAAATGCGACTCGTTACATTACATTTACTTCAGCTACATCAGGCACAATTACAACTGAAAACACAAGTTCAAGTAAACTTCAATACAATCCATCAACAGGCACATTAACTGCAACTACATTTAGCGGTTCTATAGCAGGGTCAAATGTATCAGGAAATATTAGTGGAAATGCAGCCAATGTCACAGGCACAGTTGCTATTGGTAATGGTGGCACAGGTCAAACAACTGCTTCAGCAGGATTTAATGCTCTTTCACCATTAACAACAGCAGGCGATATTCTTTATGGTGGAACAAGTGGAGCAGGAACAAGATTAGGCATTGGAACATCAGGACAAGTATTAACTGTAGTAAGTGGATTACCTGCATGGCAAAATGTTAGCGGAACAGGCACAGTTACATCAGTTTCAGTAGTTTCAGCTAATGGTTTTGCAGGCACAGTAGCTAATGCAACATCTACTCCAGCTATTACGCTTTCAACATCTATTACAGGCGTTTTAAAAGGAAATGGAACTGCAATAAGTGCAGCCACCGCAGGAACAGATTATTCTGCTGGAACTTCAGGAAATGCAACAGGTCTTGTATATAGCACAACAACAACTGGCGCTTTAACAACTGCAACAGCAGCCCAAATTACTACTGCAATAGGAACAACTGCGGTTACTAATGCAACAAATGCAGCAAACGTGGCAGTAGCTGATACAACCACAAATGCTGTTTATTATCCTGTTATTTCTTCATCAAATACAGGAAATCAAGCTATGAATACTAGCTCAAGTAAGTTAAAATACAACCCATCGACAGGTGCGTTGACCGTATCTCAAATCATTATTTCACCTTAAGGACAATTTATTATGGGACAATTAGTTTTTCAAGCGACATTAGGCGGACAGGTAGCTGTTTCAGGCCCTAATACTGCGTCTAGTTATACGTTAACTTTACCTACGGTTACTGACACAATCGCTACATTAACTTCGCCTACTTTTGTAACTCCTGCTTTAGGCACACCAACTTCAGGTTTATTGTCAAATTGCACAGGATTACCATTAACAACAGGCGTTTCAGGCACATTAGGCACATCTAATGGCGGAACAGGTTTAACTTCAGTAGGTTCAGCAGGAACATATTTAAGTTCAAACGGATCATCATTATCTTATGTATCTCCTGCGGTAATTGTATGGCAATCAGTTCAAACATCAAATTTTAGTGCAACAGCAGGTAATGGTTATCCTGTAAATACAACAACAGGCGCTATTACAGTTACACTTCCAGCTTCACCTTCAGCAGGTAACGTTATTACATTAACTGACTATGCAGGAACATGGCAAACAAACAATGTCACCGTAGCTGTTAATGGCAATAAATTAGATGGTGTTGCATTAAACGCAACATTATCAACAAAAAGACAATCTATTTCATTAGTTTATATTGATTCAACACAAGGTTGGATTTCATATTCAGGTTTTCTTGGAACAATTCCTAGTCAACTTTACACAGCTTCTTATTTGGTGGTAGCTGGTGGAGGTTCTGGAGGTGGAAGTTCACCAGGTGCTGTAGCAGGTGGAGGAGGCGCTGGTGGATTTCTTACAGGAACAACTACATTATCTGTAGGTACTGTTTATACGGCATCTGTAGGTGCAGGAGCTTCTGCTCCAGCTGGACTTGTATCAGGAACTCAAGGGTCTAGTTCAACATTTACTGGATTAACTACTGCAGTTGGTGGTGGAGGTGGTGCAGTATTTCCTAGTACTCCTTCTGCAACTGGAGGTTCTGGAGGATCGGGAGGTGGTGGTGGTGGTGGCGCTCCAGGTCAAGGACCAGGTGGTGCTGGAACCCCAGGACAAGGAAATGCTGGAGGTGCTGGTTATCCAGGTGCGCCATCTTATGGTGGTGGTGGTGGAGGTGGCTCTGGTGCAGTAGGAGCAACAGGTACTGCTCCAGGTGGTGGTGCTGGAGGTGCTGGAACTGCAAACTCAATTACTGGTACTCCTGCTACATATGGTGGTGGCGGTGGTGGAGGAACTTATAATCTTGGTACAGGCGGTTCTGGTGGATCAGGCGGAGGCGGTGGAGCTACAATTAATGCTGCTGGCACAGCTGGCACAGTAAATACAGGTGGTGGTGGTGGTGCAGGTGCTGGATTATCTCCAGCTTATGCTGGTGGTGCTGGCGGTTCAGGCGTAGTTATACTATCCGTGCCAACTGCAAACTATTCTGGCACAACTACAGGATCACCTACAATTACCACTAGCGGATCAAACACTATTATTAAATGGACTAGTGGTTCAGGAACTTACACAGCATGATGACAATAGAACAACTTATTCAAGAATTTTCTAATGAACAAGGATTTCAATTTGGCATTGATATTGTTATGAAATCATTACGCCCTAACGCACTTTATTGTTTAAGTGCTTCAGGTGGAACATTTGAAATAGTATCATGGGATGAATCTAACGAACTTCCACCTCCTAGTTTACAAGAAATACGTGACGAATATATTAGACATAAAACAATTAAAGAATTTTTATGGTATTTGCAATCCATAGAACAAATGAGGAGAATAGCGTGAGTCATTTTGCAAAAGTAACAAATGGTAAGGTAACACAAGTTATCGTTGCTGAAAAAGAATTTTTTGACACTTATGTAGATTCTACACCAGGTGAATGGATACAAACTTCATACAACACAAGAGGCGGTGTGCATTATGCACCTAACTCAAACACTCCTGATGGTGGTATTGCTTTAAGAGGCAACTATGCTGGTATTGGTTATACTTATGATAGTGCTAATGACGTATTTTATGCACCACAACCATATCCAAGTTGGATTATTTCTGGCCCAAGTTGGACATGGCAAGCCCCAGTAACTATGCCAACAGATAATCAAAAATATATATGGGATGAATCTATTAAAAATTGGGTTGTAGTTCCTGCATAATGAATAACTATGAATGGAAAATAACTGAAATTTCTACTGATGGCGAGATTATTACTCATGCCAAATATTATGTTATTGCTAAAGATGAGCAAAATTCAGTAGAAACAGAAGGTAATTGGTGGTTTAGTGATAAAACATTAAATATTCCTTTAGCAGATGTAAAAGAAGAAGATATTGTTGAGTGGATTGAAAAAGAAACTACAATTAATGGCGAATGTCATATTTTAGCTAATCTAGACAAACAACTTATAGCGTTATCAAACAATAAAAAACAACAATTACCTTGGCAACCATTAAAAATTAACATAGGTGATCTATGACACAACCCATTGACATCATATCAAGAGCATTAAAAGACATAGGTGCATTAGCATCAGGTGAAACTCCTACGCCTGAAGAAGCTCAAGACGCATTTGATATGCTCAATGATATGTTGGATCAATGGTCCAATGAAGATATGATGACTTATTATAAAACAGAAATCATATTTCCTATTACACCAGGTCAAACACAATACACAATTGGCCCAGGCGGTCAAATTGGCGCAACTATTACAGGTTCTATTACTAATAACGTATTAACTGTTACAGCCATTAGTTCAGGTGCAGTTGCAATTGGTCAAACATTAAGTGGCGCAGGTATTGCTTACGGAACAACAATTACTCAAATGCTTACAGGCGCAGGCGGTAATGTTAATGAAGTAGGCACATATTTACTTAATATTAGCCAAAACTTAGCTTCAAGCACTATTAGCCTTTATTATCAAAGACCACTTAATATTAACTCATGTTTTGTGCGTATCAACACTAATTCTAATGGCGTTCCTATTATTAATGGCGGTTTAGATTATCCTGTTGCTGTATTAAACGTTGACGATTACAACATGATTGGTTTAAAGACTTTAAATGGCCCATGGCCTAAAGCGCTTTATTATCAACCTGCAGAAACATTAGGTAACATTTTTGTATGGCCTAATCCTGCTCAAGGTGAAATGCACTTATTTACAGACACATTATTTAGTAAATTTGTAACTATCAATGACAATGTAAATCTACCACAAGGCTATTCTATGGCACTACGTTGGTGTTTAGCTGAACGTTTAATGCCTATGTATGGCAAAGCTTCACCAACTCAAATATCTATGATTGTAGCCTATGCAGCACAAGGAAAAGCAACTATTAAACGCAATAATATGAAACCTGTTCAATCTGCAAGATTTAATGACGCACTATTATCAAGCAGACAAAAAGATGCAGGATGGATTCTTACTGGCGGATTCTTTAGATAAAGGTAAATTATGGCGGATTTTGGTTTTGTTGGGCCAAGTTATGAAGCGCCTTCGATTTATCAAGACGCACAAGAATGTATTAATTTTAGAGCAGAAATTGATCCATTAAAACAACCTAGTCAACGTGGTGTTGTTGCTTTATATCCTACACCTGGCTTAACTTCAAAAATTGTATTTCAAAACCAACAAGAAGTTCGTGGTATGCGAACTGTATCAGGCGGTCAATACATGGTTGCTGTTGTTGGCCCTTATGTATATGTATTAACTTCATCTTTAGTGCCTACAATGGTAGGTCAATTAAATTCAAGCACAGGTCGTGTAGGCATATCTGATAATGGTTTAAATGTTTATATTGTAGA